CGGCGGTATGGGCGGAGGATTTGATAGCTTCCGTGCGTTGGGCGGTCGCGTGGGCTTGGCTATGGGTGGCGCACCCGGTGCTGCAGCCGCAGCTAGTGGCTTTGTAGACCGTCCACCAGAGCAAGTCCCTGAAGACCAGACTGTTGCGGACAACCGCCCAACCCAACTTCCTGAAGGCGCATTTGTTATCAATGCAGCCGCCGTGGAGTTCGCGGGAAGCCTCGACATCAAGAAAATGATTCTCGAAGCTGAAAAACAAGCACAAAAGCAGGGTGTAGGGGTTGACAATACTGGAAAATCTGCTAAACTAATAGACGTGGCCGTCTCTAGCGGCGAAGTTATAGTCTCTCCGCACATTGCTAAAATCATTGGCTACGACCGCCTCAACAAGATTAACAACCGTGGCAAGCCCGAAACTCGGGAGCGTATCCAAGAAAACGGTCAACAACCCGTAGGTGCCGCGTTGGGTGGCGTGTTCAGTCAGGGGTTTGGACAGCCTCGCGCAACCCCGCAGGTAACAGTCCCACAAGAACCGCAGGGCTTTGTGGCACCCCCTCCCCCGGAATCTTACGCCAAGGAGCAGCCGCCCAAACAGGGTTTCGTAGAGCAGCCCGACGTTGGTCCGGATGTTCCAGAACCAGTTCTTCAACCACCAGCAGCCTTTTTAACAAAGTTAGAAACCCACTACAAAAAGCCGGTAACCCGCACAACCAACGAAAAATTTTACAAGTCCCTGTCTGATACTGAATTGCTGGCTCACATGCTGATGTCAGAAACGGCATCGTCCACGGCCCCCGTAGAGAACATGTACGCAGTAGGACAGACAGTGTTGCACAGAGCAGCATCGGACAGAACAGAGTTTAAGAAGCAAACTTCTCCGCGAGATGTCATCCTAAGTAGACTCGACAAGGGTGCATACCAGTACGTGGGAATGGACGTAAAACGCAACAAGGGTTTGCGTACCAACTTCAAAACCCGGCGTGAGTCTTACGAGAAGGGTTTGGCACGAGCGATGGCCGTTGCCGAAGACCTACTCAGCGGTGAAATGGAATCTGGTCCTATCATATCTGATGATGTGATGTGGTACACAAGAAAAGACGCTCCTAACCAGTGGATGCGCGAAAATTTGGTTCTGGTCACAACTCATGGACAACACGAGTTTTACAAAGCACCAGACTGATATTCGTCAGCTACCCGCGTGTTCGCGGCCCTGACACAACCGAAGCGGCTACCTACAAGCCAAGTAGCCCCGCTAGTGAGGTAAAAAAATGGCAAAAAAAGTACGAGGCCAAAGAGCCAACAAAGCAAACGATTCGTTTGGGACAATTAACAACGAATCCCTGTATCGTGGAAAGTATCGAACCGAAGTCTACGAAGACGACGACGATAACGAAGAAACTCAAGAAGCACAAGCTGCGGACCCCGAAGAGGCTACTCCGCAAGAGGCATCCGAGAGTTTTGCTGAATCCAAAAAGGATGATGGCCACGACTACAAAAAGCGGTACGACGACTTGAAGCGTCACTACGACGAAAAGGTCGGAGAGTTCAAGAGCGAGATTGAAGGACTTCGCAAGACGATGACTGAACGGGCAGCAGAGATGCCCCGGGGAGTTACGCCACCGAAGACTGCAGAGGAACTCGAAGAATTCAAAGAACGTTATCCTGACGTGTTCGAAGTTGTACAAACGGTTTCAAGTATGCAAACCGAAACGCAAGTATCAAAACTCCGTGAAGAACTTGGCACTATCAAAGAACGAGAGAAGGAACTAGAGAAGCAAAAAGCCTTCGAGGAATTGCTTCGACTCCAGCCCGACTTCAATGAAATCAAGTCTGACGACAAGTTTCTTGCGTGGCTCGAAGAACAACCCGGGTCTATCTCTGATGGCATCTATAAAAACAACAAAGATGCACGATGGGCGTCCCGAGTAGTGGACCTCTACAAGGCCGATACTGGCCAAACCAAGAAGAAGACCAAAACTGCATCAGCCGCAGACGCCGTGACTAAAGCCCCTGCAAGGGAAGTACGTACTGAAGGCACGGGTGGCAAGCGGATTTGGAAAGCTTCAGAAATCGGCAAGATGAAGCCGTGGGAGTTCGAGAAAATGGAATCGGAACTCGACGCGGCACGTTCAGAAGGCCGAATTGACTACAACTCTTAAACCTCCAATAAAGGAAGGACAGACCAATGGCTTTTGATAGCGCATCAGGTTACAACAACCTGCCTTCCGGTAACTTTACACCGGAAATTTTCAGCCAAAAGGTTCTCAAGTTCTTTCGTCGCGCTTCGGTTGCAGAAGACATCACGAATACTGATTACGCTGGCGAAATTGAGAACTTTGGCGATACGGTTCGTATCATTAAAGAACCAACCATCACTGTGTCGAACTACTCGCGCGGTGCTGTCGTAAACCCACAAGACCTTGCTGATGACCAAATCACTATGGTCGTGGACCAAGCGAATGCTTTTGCATTCAAAATTGACGACATCGAAGAGCGTCAGTCTCACGTTAACTTTGAAGCCCTTGCTACTTCATCGGGTGCATACTCGCTGAAGCGCAAGTACGACGGGAATATCCTCACCGCAATGTTCGACGGTGCAGGAATCTCTTCTGAGTCGGGTGCGGCTACCGCCACTGTTAGTGGTCTCGGTACGCTCGGTTCCCCACTGACTTCACAGACGGGTGACAACCTTGTCAACATCATGCTCAAGATGGCTCGTGCCCTCGACGACCAGTCGGTTCCGGAAGAGAATCGTTGGTTTGTTGCTGCACCAGCTTTCTACGAGACCCTGTTTGGTGCAGGTGCTAAGTTCGCAGAAGTTCAGGTAACTGGCGATGCGTCTTCTCCGCTCCGCAACGGTCTGGTAGCACAGGGCAACATTGCCGGTTTTGCTTGTTACAAGTCAACTGCAATGAACGCCGCTGGCACGGATACTGTTGACGTAACTGGTCTGGGTGCAGGTGAATTCCCAATCCTTGCCGGTCACATGTCTTCAACTGCAACTGCTTCGCACATTGCGAAGACCGAAGTTGTACGTTCGACTGAAACCTTTAGCGACATCGTTCGCGGACTCCACGTATTTGGCCGTAAGGTCATGCGTCCGGAAGCCCTCGTACGTTCCGTTATCTCACTGTAAGGGAGACTGAATTATGGCTACTTATAACGTAACTGGTGCCGTAGCTGGTATCCCTCTTGGCAAGAAGATGCAGACTGTCGAGGTCGTTCTCGACTTCACATCTACCAATCTTGCTGTCGGTGACATCGTTAACGTCTTTGAAATTCCAGACAACACTCTGGTTTTGATGGCAGGTATCGAAGTGTATCAGGCCGCATCTACAGGCTCACCTACAATTGACATGGGTGACGCTGCTGCTGCAGACACTTGGGTAACTGATGTTAGCGGTTCTGCCGTTGCACAGGAGTTCGGCCAAACTGCAAAGCTGTATACTGCAGCAGACAACATCGACATTCTCGGTGTTGCTGCTACATTTGACGGTAAAATCCGTTGTGTTGCAGTCATGTGTGATTTGGGTGACCCCGGAACAGGCGCACCTTTCGCCTAAACAAAACGGGGGGCAGGGAAACTTGCCCCCTTTACTTCTTACTTAATATATGATATAAGCAGGCAACCCTGCCGGGGGTAAACCCACTATGCCACGTAAAAAGGAAACACCAATCAAGCGTTCTACGTCTGGTAAGAGTGCGAACTATCGCCCTACCAAGTCGGGTGCGGGCATGACGGCAAAAGGTGTAAAAGAATATCGTAAAAAGAATCCCGGTTCGAAGTTAAAAACGGCGGTAACCGGCAAAGTAAAACCGGGCAGCAAGGATGCCAAGCGGCGCAAGTCGTTTTGCGCCCGCTCTGCAGGACAAATGAAAAAGTTTCCCAAAGCAGCTAAAGACCCGAATAGCCGCTTACGACAGGCCCGAAAGAGGTGGAAATGTTAAACCTACTGATAGGTCCGATTTCTCAACTAGCTGGCACATGGCTAGAAGGCAAGGTTGAAAAGACCAAGGCAGAAACAGGTGCAAAGGTCGCTAGAGCAAAAGCCGAAGCGGTCATAATGGAAAAGAAAGCCACAGGCGAAATAGACTGGGATTTGGAAGCAATAAAGGGTAGCCAGAACTCGTGGAAAGACGAGTGGCTGGTTATTTTGTTTTCAGTACCCCTCATACTTGCCTTCATACCCGGAATGGAAGATGTCGTCGCACACGGATTTCAACAACTGGAGCAAATGCCTGAATGGTACCAGTACAGCTTGGGCGTTATTGTTGCTGCAAGCTTTGGCGTCCGCTCGGCAACGAAGTTCTTCGGAAAGAAATAGGCGTGGCTGACGTAACATTCGAACGCATCTCAAAATGGAAGCTTCTGCCCCGCTTCATGATGCTTGTGATGACCCTGATGAGTTGGCGTTGTGCAGAGTGGTTTATGAACTTGGACGCCCCGACAGCAGCACAATCCGCATTTGTAAGCGTTGTGATGGGTGCCATGACAGGTGCGTTTGGCATCTGGATGGGAGGAGAAAACAGAAATGAAACGAGTTCCAAAAAAACCTACGAAGAAAGACCTAACTAAGCGGCAAAAAGAAACTATGAAAAAGCATTCTAAGCATCATAGTAAAAAACATATGGCCGCAATGAAGAAGGACATGCTGGCAGGTATGTCGTTTACAAAGGCTCACGTACGGGCCAAAAAGAAGGTTGGTAATTAGATGAAGTATAACACTTCTCATTTTCTGGACAAACTGATTGCACACGAGGGCATGGTCCTTACTGTGTATCAAGATACCTTGGGTATCGACACAATTGGTATCGGTCGTAATCTCAAGGACCGGGGTATCAGCAAGGAAGAACTCGACCACATGGACATCCCGTCGATGGCTATCGTGTACGAGCATGGTATCACAGAAGCTGATGCACGATACCTTGCCATGAACGACATGAAGATAGTCGAAGATGAACTGTGCCGTGTACACAAGTGCGTAGAAGACCTCGACGCAGTACGCCAGCTTATCCTGATGGACATGGCTTTCAACATGGGCGTACCCCGTCTCTGTAAATTCAAGCGTATGTGGAATGCAATTCACGAACGGAAGTTCGACGACGCCGGACGGGAAATGCTCGATTCGAGGTGGGCGAAGCAAGTAGGTTCGCGGGCTACAAAGCTTTCGGACGCAATGGTTAAGGGAGAGTTCTGATGAGCAAGCGTAAAAACACCACCATGAGTGGCATACAAAGAGACGAAAAGAACTACGGTCTGCGGGAGTTTCTGGATGACTACGGGCCAGTCTCGAATTTTATTCGTCTAATGCGGGGACACGACGAAAACAAACCTGCCATGCCCCCCGGACTAGGCGGAAAGGGATTTGATGCTATCAATCCCAGTTCTTCTAAAGGACGTAGAGCCTCCGCTAGTGCAGAGAAGCCTGACTGATGCCGCTAACCGACAAAGGCAAAGACATTATGCAGTCGATGAAACGCACTTACGGGGGTAAGAAGGGTGAACAAGTCTTCTACGCAACAGCTAACGCCGGAAAGATTAAAGGCGTCGAGGAAGCACAAGAACTCAAGAAGGGTGGCCGGGTTAGAAAAGCTAGCAAATCGTCGAAGCCTAAAGCGAAGAGCAAAAGTCGAGTTAATGAAGCTGGCAACTACACTAAGCCCGGAATGAGGAAGCGCATCTTTAATCGTATCAAGGCCGGTGGCAAGGGCGGTCGTCCGGGACAGTGGTCGGCGCGTAAAGCCCAGATGTTAGCCCAAGCCTACAAGAAAGCCGGGGGCGGTTACCGCGACTAGCTATGAAGCACGTCTTTCTCCTGCTTGTTTTCTTGGGCACAGGAGAGGACAAGCGTCAAGTCAGCAGTGACATGTACTTTGCAAACCTTAACGACTGCGTGTGGTACGCACAAACCCTACACAAACAGGGAGAAAAGATAACTTCCTACTGTTTACCTAAACTTGTTGATGAAAATATGAAGGTGTACTAATGGACCCCGTTTCTGCAATGGCCACTGCTTCGGCAGCATTTTCAGCAATCAAGAAGGGATTTGCCGTAGGGCGGGATATCGAACAGATGGCTGGTGACCTGTCTCGCTGGATGGGTGCCATGTCTGACCTCGAACAGGCTGAGAAAGAAGCAAAGAACCCACCTATATTCAAGAAGCTGTTTGCTGGACAATCCGTAGAGCAGGAAGCCATAACTGCCTTTGCCAACAAGGAGAAGGCACGGCAGCAGCGATACGAACTGCAGCAGTGGATTTCTTTAACAATGGGCAAGTCGAAGTGGGACTCGCTCGTGGCAATGGAAGGCCAGATACGCAAGCAGCGTAAAGAAACGCTCTACAGGCAACGTGAACGTAGGCAGAAGTTTGTAGAAATTGTAGCGTGGATGTTGCTAGTTACTGTAGGTGCAGCAGCCTTGTATGCTTTTGTAGTCTTTATGAAGGGGCAGGTAGCAAACGCATCGACTTTACCTAGTCAGCCTAGCCATGTAGTTTGCCGCCTCAAGGCGTGTACCATCATAGGAGACAACCGGGTGTGTGTCTACCACGGCCCACGAAACACTGTAGACACATTATTTTTAGACAAGAATGAGTGGTTTCCAAAAGAGTTTCAGTGCAGGTATCTTCCTAACTCTGAACGTCCCCCCAGTATACAAGACACATTCGAAGCAATTCGAAAATCCCAAAAGAAATAATGTTCTTGCATATTTCGATAAAAAATGATACAATAAGATATTTAGGGGATTGACATGCACAAGCTGGCGATTGAAGCACTAAAACACAAATACACAGCGGAGATGGCTGATGCAGAGTTTGTACTCTCGATTTACCTTAAACGTGCTGTTGGCGTGGGTGAACATCCGGGTCTCTTGGAAGAAATGGATGTCTCGTTGGAAAAGTGGGTCAACGCAAACGACAAGATGGGTGCGCTAGCTGCGCTGACAATGGAGATGGCAGATGCCGAAGAAGAAGAGCCAACGCTCTTTGACAGCTTGGACTAAGCAGAAGTGGCGCACGAAAAGTGGGAAGCCGTCCACACAAGGTTCAAAAGCAACCGGGGAGCGATATCTACCGGAAAAGGCCATTAAAGCACTCTCTGCGAAGGAGTACGCTGCTACGACTCGCGCGAAGCGTAAGGCGACGAAGGCCGGTAAACAAGTTGCAAAGCAGCCTAAGAAGATAGCGAAGAAGACCCGCGCATACAGGAAAACCCGCTAAGATGCCTAATCTAGATAACTCTAAGTTCCACACGCAGGGATACACCATTTCGTCTACCTCCGCAGATGCAGGCGCAACTGTGGTCTACACATGCCCAGCTAATTTCGGAGCAATTACACGTTATCTGCACATTAGCAACAACAACACAGCCACAAAAAAAGTGTTTGTCCAGTTCTATCACGCTGAAGATAATGCCTACCATTACATTGCAAACGGTTTGTCTATGTCCGGGCACAGTGTAACTAATCTGGTAAATGGTGGCTACTTCAACCTACACGCGGGAGACAAGATTGCAGTGTACGGTGAAACAGCTAACACAATGGAAGTAATCGTGTCCGTCGAAGAATATTACAACCCACAGCACAAGGCGTAACGCATGACCTACCTACAACTTTGTAATGCTGTGCTACGAGAAATCAACGAGGTTGAAATCACTAACGTGACTTCGACACGCGGGATTCAGACATCTGTTGCCGACTTTATCAACAAGGCGCAGCGCGATGTTATAAACTCAGAAGTCGAGTGGCCCTTCACAGTTGTAAACCAGTCGTTTACTACGACAGCCGGTACGTCCGAGTATAGTCGTGAAGCAGATGCTAAGACCGTAGACTACGACAGTTTTACAATCCAAGAGTCAGCAAGCACATCTGAACGTAAACTCAAGTACATTTCATTTGATGAATATTTAGAGAAGCGTAACGAGGCAGACACAAACCCAGACACGGGTTCGCGGGCTTTGCCAGAATACGTTTACACTACTCCCGACAACAAGATTGGCTTGTCTCCTGTGCCGGACGCATCAACCTACACAATTCGGTATTACTACTATCAGACAACCAGTGACATGGCTGTGAACACAGATACGCCCACAATTCCCGAGCGATTTCATGACGTGATTGTCAACCGCGCACGTTACTACGCTCACATGCTTCGGTCTGATGTGCAGTTTTCTCAACTCGCCTTGCGCGACTATACGGAAGGTTTGAGTCGTATGCGTGTCGAACTTATCAACCGTAAGGACTACATGAGGGCTGTCTGATGCCAGATACCTCCCTACTCAGTCCGTTTATCGTTCGTCTGGGCGGTGGGTTGATGCTCGACAAGGATGCGTTCACCCTTCCCCCGGGTTCCGCAACTCAGTTGCAAAACTTTGAGCCGGACATCAATGGTGGCTATCGTCGTATTAATGGTTTCGTTAAGTACGACTCCGCACAGGTTGGCGGCTCGACAGGTACTATCCTCGGGGTACATGTCTATAAAAATCAAGTTATTGCTTCGAAGGGTACGGTAGTCTACAAGGGTACCGGCAGCGGCTGGACTAGCATCGACACCGGACGTACCAGCGCAGGTCGCTACGACTTCGCCAACTTCAACTTCAACAACACCGAAAAAGTAATCTGGTGTGACGGTGCAAACAACGCATCTTCTTATGACAATAGCAGTGTCACCGACTTAAACGCCACAGGCGCACCCTCTGACCCCGCATTTGTTGCCGTATTTAAGAATCATGTATTCTTTGGGGGGATGTCGTCTAATCCCCAAGAGGTTGTCTTCACAGCCCCGTTTAACGAGGCGGATTTTTCGACAGCTAACGGCGCAGGCTCTGTACGTGTAGACAGCGCAATTAAAAAGCTAAAAGTCTTTCGTGACCGCCTGTTCATTTTCTGTGAAGACGAAATCTTCTTTCTTGCGGGTTCGTCAGTAGCTGACTTTCAATTGCAACCGGTCACACGAAACATCGGATGTGTTGACGGATTTAGCGTACAGGAGATTGCCGGTGATATTGTTTATCTTGCTCCAGACGGTCTCCGCACAATTGCGGGTACTGAAAAGATTGGCGACGTGGAACTTGGCACAGTGTCGAAAGCAATCCAGCCGCGACTCGACAACATTGCCACAGACAGAATATCCTCTGTAGTTATTCGTAACAAGACCCAGTACCGTCTGTTTTTTCCGGGAGACTCTCAGTCCGTCAGTGCTGCTCCGGGAATTATGGGCGTTATCAAGAGCGGCATCGAAGGCGGCATGGGCTGGGAATACGCAGACCTTAAAGGCATCAAGCCAGCCTACTGCACGTCAGGGTTTATAAGCGGGACTGAAATAGTCCTTCACGGCGGATACGACGGGTACGTATACAAACAGGAGTCTGGTGATACTTTTGACGGCACAAGTATACAGGCTGTCTACCGCTCCCCGGACTTTACAATGGGGGATGCTGGCATCCGCAAAATGATGCAACGTATCATCTGGAACTATGACAACGACGGGGCTGTAAATTCTAAGTTTCGTATCCGCTACGACTTCAACTCATCCGATGTACCACAGCCCTCAGAGTACGACCTGACTACCGGCGCAGCAATTGCCATCTACGGATTCACCACATCCACGTACGGCACGGCAGTCTATGGTTCGAGTGGCACACCGCTAGTCCGACAGAGTGTTGAGGGCGGGGGCTTCACAGTTGCAGTCCGCCTAGACGACACCGCAGGGGCAGCACCGATTTCAATAAAAGGCTATCAACTAGAATTTACTCCGGGAGGAAGGAGATAACACATGGCAGGGTATAGCGCACGGCAATCTACCTATACTGACGGCGACGTTATCAACGCTGCCGATAGTAACGACGAATTTAACGCGATTCTTGCAGCATTCCACGCTTCTACAGGTCACAACCACGACGGCACTGCGGGCGAAGGTTCGCGGGTCACTGTTGTGGGCACGGCTGCTGACAACGTCACATTCGGCGCGGCTCTCACCCCCGATGCAGACAACACCATCGACATCGGTACGAGTGGCGCACAGTTCAAAGACCTGTTTATCAACGGCACTGCCAACATCGACAGCCTTGTAGCTGACACGGCAGACATCAACGGCGGCACAGCAGACAACGTAGTAATTGGTG